AATCGGATTGAAAAACAGGACTTCGGCCGTGTCTACGATTGTCTTTTTTGACCAGCGCGGGCGTATCCGTACGACTTCCGGCTGATCATCGCGCGACACTACGACTGTCCAAGGTTCGTCTATGCCGTCATCGTCAAGATCGAGCCACAGGTCCGTTTCATAGAATCGCTTTGGCGCTTGCGGGTCGTTTTCGTCAAATTTAGGCTCGTAGTCGATCCACTTGCCGCGTTCGATTGAGCGCTCTATCTCGTACGGATAGCGTTCAAACTGGTCCGTGATACGCGGGGCGCGCTCTACAGAACGCACGCTGCTGTTTATGATCACATCTGTACAGGCGCGGAACGATGAGTGAAATACGCGGTCGATATCGTCAAAGTCGCGTTTGCGCCAAGCCAGCCCCGTGACCGACATGTGAACCACGAGCGGGTCAGTGTCCAAAGTCCAATTTGGGTCTTTTGTACGGAGTTGACTGGATACCCACGCCGCCAAAGCTTCGCCGTCGCCGCCGGGTTCGCTCGCGCGTGCCAGGTCCGGTTCGCCTAGCAGCGCATCGGTGGCGCGGGCCGAAAACTGAATGACTGCCGATAGCGTCATTTCTGTTTTCGGTGGCGGTTCTTCGTCGGCGCCTTCTTGTTCGCGGTCGTTCGGATTGTCGTCTTCGTCTTTGTCGATCTTGTCGAGGTAGCCCTTGGCCTTCCCAAGCCAGTCCGACATGGAATTTTCGTCAACGCCAATCAGCTCGATAATGTCGGTTGCGAGCGTACGGCGTTCGTCGGGCTTAAGCTTTTCAGCGACGTTGCCGAATTTTTCGGGCTCAGTCAGGTCTAGCTTTAAGACGGGAAGATCGCGCATGGAGCCCCTTGTATGACAAGCCGTATGACAAAGCAAGAGGCAGGCTACCACATATTGCGTGTGTTCGTATTGGGTGTTAAGGTTTGCGGCGAGGGCAGGGAGCGCAAGCCTGCACGTAACACCGGCCGGAATTTCGGCCATAACGTACGGAGACTAACGTGCAGGTAATCGACCGAAGTTTGCAGCCGTCGCAATACTGGCCGGGTTTGTACGCCCTCTTCGGGATGGACTACGAACGGCTCCCAAAAATCTATACTCTATTCTTCGATTCGAAGCCGTCAGAAAAAGCCTTCGAAGAGTTCATGACGGAGCGCGCCGGCCTCGGTCTCGCCGTGCAGCAGCCGGAACTGGAGCCAGTCCAGTTTGACGTTCCGAACGAAGGTTACCGTACTCAGGTCACGCACGCTTCGTACGGCCTCGCCGTCGCAATCTCCCGCGAGGCCAAGGACGACAATCTGTACGAAGACGTTGGCGCCCGCATGATGAAAGAGCTAGCATTCAGTGCGCGGCAGACGGAAGAGTACATTGCACATGCGCCGTTGCAGGTCGCGACCGACAGCGTGAACGGCCTTCGTGCGGACGGCGTACCGCTGATTTCGCCCAGCCACCCCACCGCGTCCGGCTTGCAGAGCAATCAGCTTGTTTCGGCCAACGTTTCGGAACTGGCGTTTGAAAACGCCGTCATTCAGATCTCGTACACGCGCAACGGTCGCGGCTTCATCATCAACGAACTGCCGCGCCGCGTCATCCTGTCGCCGGAAAACGGCCCGGAAACCCGCCGCATCCTTGGTTCGCCGTTGCAGTGGAATGCGCAGACGAACAACATCAACGTCCTGCGATCGACCGGCGCCCTGCCGGAAGTTGTCGAAACGCCCTACCTGGTGGACAAGAATAACTACTTCATCCAGACTTCGGAACAGGACAAGGACAACGGGCAGGGCTTCACCTTTTGGGAGCGCTCCGCGCTGGAAATGCGCGAGGATAGCAACTGGAGCAATCAGGCGTCCCTCATGGCGCTGTGGTTCCGGTGCGCGGCTTCCATCGTTGACTGGCGTACCGTGTACGGCAGCCCCGGCGCCGATGGGGTCTAAGTTCGGCGGGCTTTCCTCCCTAGACTTAAAGCCCCGGTTCGCGCCGGGGCTTTTTTCACTTTACCGAACGTGGTACGGTTGCCGCCATGAGTGCGCCACGTCACACGGCTAAACCGAAATTTCCCAAGTATGCCGTGTGGGGCGCGTGTTCCCGATGCAACGCGCGCGTGCTCTATTCGACACTGAAGCGCGAACGGCTTACGGGGTTGCTGGTGTGCAGCAAGTCCAGCGGACGCGCCACGCGGCCTTGCTGGGACCCGTGGCCAGAGATTTACGACTTTCAGGCGTTCCCCGATACGTCGATCGACCCACCGCCGGAACCGCTGCCGCTGCGCTACAACCTTGACGCCATTTGGGGCAACGGTCCGGTCGAAGGCACTACGGCAGTCTTTGCCAACGCACCGAAGCCAGCTCCAGACGACGCGACGCGGCTGGCAAACCTGCTTACGTCCGTTCCGTACTACGCCAATCTCGGAAGGTCGGCAGTGTTCAGGGTGGTCGATGCGCCGCTGTCGGTTAAGGTGTTCAACCTGGAAACGATCGTGCCGCAGGACTACGACGGCACTTTCATACCCAGCAATTCAGTTCGTACGGTCGTGCCGCCGGACGAAGCAACTGAACTGGCGAACGTGACCAAGACGGATAAGGATTTTCCGAACGACAAACTATGGTCGCCGCCGTGGGCTGCCGTAAAGCAGGTGTAGAGAATGACGACTGCCGCCGATATCATCACCAAGGCCCTGCACCTGTTCGGCATCGTGGACCAAACAGAATCGCCCACTGCGACGGATATCGCGAACAACGTCGCAATTTTGAACGATTTGCTTCGCGCGGAGCAAGCAGACGGCGCGTGTCAGTACCTTATCAAGCGGACTTCCGTAACACTGCCGCAGGGTGTCAACCAGCAAATCTATTCGTTTTCGATCGGTACGGCGGACGCCAGTTATCTAGTGCAAGTCGACGCGGTGGCGGTGCGCGCCATTTGGATGAACGACATAAACCTGACTGTGAACCGCGAGACTCGCATGGCACCGATCGCAGACGTGGCGCGCACGACGTACCCCGGCATCGTCACCAAATGGCACCAGGAGCGGCAGGCGGACGGTTCTGTACTGGTTACGGCATGGCAGCCGCCACGCGCTCCAGCAGTCGCGCTGATTGAGTACGGCGGCCGGCTGGCTTTGATATCGGCTGCGGATGGTAGTGACGTTGTTGCGCTGCCGCCGGAAGGCATCCACGACGCCACGCTGTTGCTTGGCCGCCGTGTCATGGGTTCGTACGGTCGCGTGCTGAGCCCGACCGACCCAATCATCACGGACGCCGAACGCGTCAACGCTCGCTGGCGTGATTGGAGTCGCGGCCAGCAGTGGTTGCGGTTTGTCAGGAATTGAAAAATGAGCAATGTAATACAATTAAAAGGCGAAGCAACCGTACGCGGTCCCGAAGCCAACTCAGAGATTGTCGAGTGGTTACGGGACTACGCTGACAAGTTGGAAAATGGCGAAATGCCCCCGGCACAGATGGCTATCTTAGTCCTGTACGAAGACCGAGGCGAGCAATTCAAAATATCGACGGCGTACTGTAACGCGACAACCGTAGAGCGCGCCGGGATGCTTAGCACGTCACTCCACGACACGTTAGAAGCGCGCTCATATGCCGGCGATTAACATACTTGGCAGCTTCCAAGACCCAAAGAACCTGGACGAAGGCGCCGGGCGTCTCGTGAACGTACGTATCGTTCCGCGTCAACAGTCGGAAGGGAAACCGGCTCTAGTTCGTTTCATGGGAGCGCCCGGACTTACGCAGGTTTCCAAACCAACTGCCGCGCCGTGTATCGCTATATCGCACGCACTGCAAACGATATGGACCGGACACGCGGACGGTTCGATTTACTACGGCGTAGAAACCGGAGCGCCGACGCTATCGGGTGTCGTTGCCGTGGACGCGCAACAGCCGGTGATTCGTTTTGCCGAAGATCGCACCGCGCTCGTCATCGCGTCCAACAGGAACACCAACAACGCGGCGGAGTACGGCACTGGCTACACGGCGACGCAGGGCGGCGGTGTCGTCAACGCCGGGTTTGACGCCAGCATTAATTTTGACCCCTCCACCGTCGCGGAGTTGAACAATATAGCCGTGTGGTCGGCTGCGTCGAATTTCTACGCCAACCAAAACGCTAAAATGTACAGTTCGCAACCGCTGGACCCGGCCAACGTGTTGTCGAATAGTTTTGCGACGAAGGAAGCTCGCGCCGATCGCGTTGTCGATTTGGCGGTGTCCGGGCTCGTGCTGTGGCCCCTTGGCGCCCGATCGTTGGAACAGTGGTACGCGCCCGGCGGTCAGACTGATTTCGCATTTACGGCTTACCCTAATTCGCTGTACTCCGTTGGTTTGGCCGCTCGTCTGTCGCTGGCAATCCTCCGCGATATGATCGTGTTCGTCGGCACTGACCGGCGTATATGGGTCTGCATGGGCCAAACCGGACAGCCGGCGTCGCCGCCCTGGGTTGACTTGCTACTGCAACAACTCACTGCCGCAGAACTGGCGACACTGACGGCTTACGCGTACGGACAAGGCGGCGGCGATTTCTACGTATTGACGATGCCCGGTCAATGGACTTTGGAACTGTGCTCTACGACTCAAACATGGTCGTATCGGCAAACACCGGGCGGCCGACTGGATCATGCGGGCCGCTGCGCTACGGAAGACAACGGCGGCATTACGTACGTCGGTTTGGACACTGGCGAAGTTTGCACCATCGACATAAACAACAGCGCGGAGCCCGCCGGCACGTTGCAGCGAACGATCGTTACTCCGTGGGTGGGGAGTCAGGAAGCGCGGCAGACTTACAACTCGATCGACGTAACTTCGTCCATGGGTCCGGCGGCCGGTAGCTTTCAACTCGACTGGTCAGAAGACAAAGCCGTGACATGGCGCGGTGCGCGTCAAATCACGATGCCACAGCCCGGAACGCGACGCGCGATCGGTCGCGAATTTGGAACCGGCCGCCGTCGCCAGTTTCGTCTGCAGTACAGCGGCGTACAGGCGCCGTTTACGATTGACGAGTTATTTGCGAACGTGACGCCGGGTACGTAATGGCAGCACCGCAAAAATTCCCGCCACCGCCGGACATGGGCCGCGATAACCAACGGCTTAATCGCTGGCTGCTGGAAATCCAAGCCATCTTGAATAGTTCGGGCGGCATCAACCCGGATACGGTCGTGGGGCTGCCAGCGTTGATAATTCAGGTAGCGGCAAACACCGCTGCCGTCGTAACGCTCAACGGCGAAGTCGCGACACTTAGTGCCGAAGTTGCTACCATCAACGCCGAAATTGTTACCATTGACGTTCAGCTTACCATCAACAACGCTCAAATTCTCGCCATCAACGGCGAGATTACCGCACTGACGGCGCGCAATCAGATCCTTAACGGGGCTGGCGCACCCGGAGCCGGACTTGGCAACGATGGCGATCTGTACAGCAACACCACGGGCGGCGCGCTCACAAACCTGTACTCTAAGCGTGGTGGTGCGTGGGTGGCGATTGCTTAGGCAAACATTATGATAGCTTGAAAATCTTCTAGTGT